ATGTGGCGCAAATACTTTCTCGTGTTGCTGTTCGCAGTCCTTTCGAGCAACCTCCATGCTGATTTCTATTACATCAGCCCGCCCATCTCATTGCACCACATGGCGGGCACGCCCGGCATCAGGTTCTACATCCGGTCGGATCAGGAAGCTCAGTACGGCGGCAATCACGGTTACAGCACGCTGCTGCACTTTGACCCGGCTGTTTTTTCCAATCCGAGAATTTCGCCGCCACTCGATACCACCTGGGTGCATGCGGGGGGTGCGGAAGTGCACCCGGGTTACTTCCGCTTTTACGAACAGCCCGACCCCTGCAAGCTGCTGGTGACCAATGGCACGGACGTTTCGACAGGGCCGAATGAGGCTTCGGCGGGGAATGAAGTGTTGGCGGTGATCGAACTGAATGTCAATCCCGCCGCCGTGGGTACCTCAACCCTGACCTTCAGCCGATTGAAGATTACCGACGAAGAAGGCAATCTGAACTCGGGCACGAATTTCTCGTTTGGCCCGGTCACGGTGAAAGTCAATATCAACGCCGCGCAAGGCTGGTCCTTGTACGAATAAGCCCACGCGCGCGCTCAGAGGGTACCCTGCCGCAGGCGGAAGAGCAGACGGCGGCGGGCATAGACAAGGCCCTGAGCATACGCTTTGGCGAGCAGTTCGACCTGCGCGTCGGGCTGTGCCCGCTGGATGCGCAGCAGTTCCGCGCGCACGAGCTGGGCGCGTTCCTCGCCGACCAGTTCCAGATACCGATCATATTGCCGATCCGCCAGCCGATGCTTTTCTCCGCGCTCGTCGGTCACGACGCGCGTGGGGACGCTGGGCAGGGCTTGGGGATCGAGCGTGTTTTCCCAAACCTGCCGGCCGATGGTGGCCACGAAATCGCGTGGGGCGCTCTGGAGCTTCAGGATATCCAGCAAATGATAAAGGTAGGGATTGGCCCCACCCGGCGTGCGGCGGATCGGCCGCCCCCACAGGTCGCGCTTGGGGGTCAAATCATCAGTCAGGTTGAGCTTGGCTTTGACCACATTGCGGAGTGTCTGTTCTTTGTCGCCGCTGCGCAGTTCGGGGACATAGGTTTGCTGAGTGTTGCCGACCGCCGAGACGGTGTTGGGAATGGCCAGCGCCGTGACGGCCTCCAGGTAAGAGCGCTGCCAGTGATCGAAGCGGTTTTCGGCCAGCGCTTCCAGCAGCGTCAGATTGCCTTTCAGAAATGACTGTTGCAGGAGCGCGCCGCCCAGTTCGGGCAGGTTGCCGGCCAGCGCGGCGCCCCACGAGAGCGGCGCGAATGATTTACCCGCCAGCCGCGCCTCTTTCAGGTCGTGCCAATGGCGGTTGGCCATGATCGAGAGCGCCAGCCCCATGAAGCCCAGCTTGTCATATTTGGCCAGCGTGTCCCCATCGCGGAACGCCGCGTCGCCCCCCTTGAGCCAGCGAATGAGGCCCGAGAGATTGAGCCGGTTGGGCAGCAGCCCCGCATACTGCGCCCCGCGCAGTTTTTCATCCCTGTCGGGGTCGCCCATCGCGAGCCCCAGCGAGACGAGCAGGTGCGCGGCACTCAGCATCGTCATGCCGGTCACGAGTCGCCCCATGGAGAGCAGCGCGGCGCGCCGGTTGCCGCGCGCGGCGTGATAAAGCATTTGAGCGGCGGGCAGCGGCGGGACGAGATATTGCGCCCCTTCCCAAACGATATTGAGCGGCGTTTTGACGTACGGCGCCAGCGGCGTCATGAACAGCGCGTCCAGGTAGGCGCCGAGCCACGGAATCTCGCGCACGGCGGCTTTCAGGGCATAGACGGCGCTGGCGGCTTGGTTGTCCTGTTGATAGACGGAAGCGGTGGCGCGCTCCAGCGCCAGCCGCGCGCTGGCCGCGTCGGGGCTGAGCATGAATTTCTGGAGCGCGTCGCCGGAGAGCCCGCTCAGGCGCCCCAATTCATCCAGCGCCATGGCATGCGCGGCCGTCTTGAACACCTGATCCCCGGCGGCCAGCCCCCGGAACATGATTTCGGGCGCCACGCCGAGCGTGGCCTCGACCGCCTTTTTCAGCCGGTCGGCCAAAGGGACGCGCCCCGTGGCGTCCACCAGGTTGTGCTCCAGATTGAACGTTTGCAGCAAGGCACGCCACGGATGGAAACCGCGCGCAATGTCGGGCATGCTTGCGCCGTCCGGCAACACGCCAGAAGGCAGCATGCGGGCGGCCTGACCCGCGCCTCGCTTGGCACCGGCGGCCCATGCACCGGCGCCCGAGAGCGGACCTTTCACTGTGCGCGGCTTGCCCGTGGCCATGGTCAGCGTGGCATCGGCCATCGAGGCCAGCGCTTGCGCCAGCGCACGCGGCGGGCCATTGACGGCATTGCCCAGCACGTTCGCGACTTGCGAAAGCGGCGTCAGCAGGTTGCCTTGGATAAATGCCGTCAGGTGATTGCCGAGTCTGGTTGGCGAGAGCACTTGAATCTTGAGCAACAGCTTGCGGCTGGCCAGCTCCGCCGCCAGCAGGGCGTTAGCGTGTTGCATCGCGTGGAGATCATCAAAGTTTTTGAGGTACTCAGCTTCCGCCACACGCAGTGCCGCGCGCGCTTTGAAATCGGCATCAATTAAATCCGTCAGCACCTTGCGGGCGGGCGGGGTCATGTAACGCCCCTTGCCCCTCCAATTCGCTTCGAGCATGGCCAGCAGGCCCGCCGGGGTGCTGGTCTTGATTTCGGCGAACTGGCGTAAAAGCTGCGCCACCGGCGTGCCGATGTTGGCCAGCGTTTCCACCACGTCCGCCACCGACTGGCCGCGCGCGTGGCGGCGGCTCAGCAGTTCGATGCCCGCCTTGACGGCGGCATTCTCGCGGCTCAGCACATCCTGCAACTGCCGGCGCTTGTGCTGGATCATTTGTTCCAGGTCGGCGTCGCTCATTTGTGCCAGTACGGCATTGAGCTGCTGGTAACGTTGCGGGGCGTAATAATTTTCAGGGCTGAAGGCGATGGCCGTCTGGTCGGCGGCGAATTTCGGATCGGCGGCCATGCGCTCGGCGAAGCCGCGCGGCTGGTAATCCGCGCCGGGCTGCTGCTCGCGCGCCTCGACCCGCGCTTGCGCCAGCGGGTCCAGGTCGGCGTACGCCATCACGCGCGCGCCGCGCTGGGTTTTTACTTCTCCGGCGGTTGGTGCTTGCGCTTCGCTTGAGCCTTGCGAGCGTTGCGCCGGGCGAACATGGCCTCCACGGCCTGATCTTCGATGGCCGAGAAATTCGAGTAATCTTTTTGTGGGGTTGTCGGGGGTTCCGCCGAGGTATTGGGGCGGTTGTCCGAAGGGGACGTCGTTGGAGTAGTGGGCATAGCTGTCAAAACCTCCTAACCTGACGAATTCATGATAAACGTTCAGGGGTTTGTTGCCTACAACATTAAAGATATAGACCGGATCGACGAAGCGGCCGGAAGCGACAAAGCGGTCGAACGCGCGCCGCACGGCCTTGTCCGCGTCCAGATGATTGAGCACCAGGTGCACTTCATAGTTGGCCGCCTTCAGATTGGTCAGGCGCGTCATGATCGATTTGGGATTGTCGCCCACCAGCGGCCAGACGAGATTGACGCCCTGTTCGACGGCCTGACCCGCGACGGCCGCCGCGACTTGGCTGGAGGCCTCATGCACGGCAAACGTGCCCGCCCCGCCCCGGAAATTGGCGAATTTACGTTTGGCGATATCGGAGTCGATCAGCAAGGCGCCGTAATGCTCCGAAAGCGGATCGGCGAGTGTGGACTTGCCGGCCGCCGAGGGACCAATCACGAGAAAAGCGGTTTTTTCAAATTTGAGGCCGCTGTGGGGCACGCCCCCGCCGACGCCGGGCTTGATCGCTTCTTCGTTTTTTTCCTGTTTGAGCCGCAGCAGGTCATGCACCGCGCGCCGGCGCTCCTCGTGCGTGGCGGCCTGTTCGCCCAGCTCGTTGGCGAGGCGATTCTGTTTTTCGCGTTCGGCGTAAGCCTGTTCCTTTTCCCGCTCCGTTAAAGAATCCGGGAGCGGATCGCGTTTCCCGTACTGGAACTTGGGGAACAGATCGGGCTGGGACGCGGCAGCGGGGGATGCCTGCGGCGCTCGCGGCGCCGGGCGTGGCAACTTGGCCGAGGGCTCCGGTCCGCTGAAGAAATCGCCCATGCCGGGGATACGCTCAGCCGGGCCGAGTTTGGCATTCACGCTGGGGGTGCCGACCTGATCCATGGTCGGCCGGATAAAATCGGCTTGCGCGGGTGCGCTGGCGGAAGGCGGCGCCAGCGCGGCTTGCCGATCCGTCATGATCGCGCCTAAATCATCGGCGCCGTTTACAGCTTGTCGCGCATTTGCTGATAATGGCGGGCGAGAATCTTGTCCGGGTGATTTTCCGGCAGGCTGTCCCACCACTGATCGAACACTTCGGACGCCTGCTGCATGTCGGAGCGTAGTGATTCGATTTCGGAGGGTGTCAATTGACGCGAAGTGCCGGTAGAGGGCGGCAAGTTGTCCGTGGGTGAGGTGTCGGATGGATTGGGCGAGGTCATAGACGGATAATACTCCTGCGAGGTTGCCAAGGCCAAATTTTTTGTCAACGCGGGCCAGCAGGTCGGCCGAGGGCGTCAGGTGCTTGCCCGACCCGGCCCACGGCGCAAAGGTGGTCGCCAGCGTCGTGGCGTCCACCACCTTGCCGCCGTGCGATTCAAGATATTCGCGTAGCGCCTGCAAGGTGGCGCCGGTGGTCGCGACATCATCGACCAAAATATATTCCTGCCCCGGCGTGACGGGACCGTCGAATTCCGGTTGGCGCAGCAGCCGCTCCAGTGGTCCGGCGTCGGTGTGCCGTGTTTCATTGGTTTGCACAATGTTAGTGACGATGGGCAGGCCGCTGAAGCGACTGGTGTATTTGGCCAGCGCGAGCGGCAGTTTGTTTTTGCCTGTCGCCTCCTGGGCGTGAACCGGCACCAGCATGGCGCGGGGATGCTGGCGGCCCAGTTGATAAGCGCGGTCGCGCTTGATCAGCCGTTGCACGACCTGCGCCGCTGCTTGCATGTTCCCCTGTTTGGCCGCCGCATAGTCCGGGTGTGCTTTCATCGTCTGGATCAGCGTGTGAATCGTGGCGTCGGGAAAATCTTCCGGCCACGGTTCCACGGGGTAGGAGCCGCGCGGCTTTTGGAATTTGAGTTCGCCGTGGCCCGCCCAGGCGCGCAGCACATCGAGCGGTTGCGCCGCGCCCAGCAGCGAGTCTTCCCCGGCCTGCGCCTTGAAGACGAAATCGCGCAGCGCGTCGCGCAACTGGTTGGGCTTGTGCAGCACGTCGGCCAGCTTGGCGCCGATCAGCGTTTCTTCTTCCGTGGCGGGCGAAACCCAGTCTTGCGTGGCCTTCAGGTCGGCGTAAGTCCTGGCCCCCTTTTCGGCCATCGAGCGGGCCAGCCGGTAGAGCGGGCCGGCGAGGTCATAGGCGGGGGGGAGCTTGCCGCCGGCAACGGCCAGCTTGAGCCCCAAGAGGGACGGCAAGGCTTTCGTGATGCTGCCGCGCAGGCCCCGGTTTTCCTCCAGAAACCGCAACGCGGCGCGCTGCTGCGGTCCCTCGAAGGCTTTGGCCAAAAGCGCCTGTTCCAGGAGACTCTTGCCCACGTCGGTCAGGCGCCCCTGCGGGTCAACGAACACTGAGCGGTTCTGATGCGTGAAGGCGCGCGCGCGATTCATGCTGCCGACGAATTCGCGTGTCACGCGCGGGTCGCCGAGCGCCTCGCGCAGCGTCGTGTCGTCGTCCAACTCCAGCGCCGCGATACTGGCCAGCGGCACACGGCCGGCGGTCGAAATCGCCTGGCTGGTAAGGTCAAGCGCCTTGGTGCCGGTGTCATTGGCCTGGTCGGCAAACTCGCGCCAGCGCGCGCGGGGCAGGCCCGTCAGTTCGCGCACCAGCACCGGCGCGCGCATCCGCTCAATCCGCGCGCGGTCCAGCCCATACTCATCGGCGGAGCGCAGCAAATGCTGCTGGTAGGCTTGCAGCTTGGCGGGCTGATTAAAAGCGCGTTGCAACGTCATCGCGCGCCCATTGCCCGCCAGCACGTAACCTTCGGGCGTCACCACCGGCGGGCCGTTTTCCGGCCCCAGGTCGCGCGTAATCACCAGCCGGGGATCGAGCCGCGCGGCGTTGCGCAGCACCTTTTCCTGTTCGGCCGGATCGGTTTCATAATCGCGCGGCTGCAGCTCGCGCGTGTAATCGGCGCGCGGCCGGAAGGTTTGCGCGTCATTGGAGGGGATCAGCTCGGCCGCTTCGCGCACGCGGTAGCGGATCGGGTGGTCTTCCTCAGTGTTGGGATGCCGATAAACCGAGGCGTTGCCAAAGTCGGGGGCAGCGGCGCCCGTCACCGGGGCTACCGGTGCGGCCGGGCCGGGCGCCGGCTCCCCGCGCAATTGGCCCTGCCGATATTCGATCAGCAGCTCAGCCGCGCGCTGGCGCGCCGCTTCCAGACCGGACTCTTTGACCCACGCTTCGGCGTTGTAGGCGCGCGCCAGCCGCGACTTGAGCGTCTGCACCAGATTAACAAAAATGCGGGCGACGTGGCGAAAGATCGACGGCTCGCCCTGCGCCAGCCGGTCCCAAAAACGGGGGTCGCGAATCTGCTGGCCGAGAAAATCGCCCGAGAATTCGGAGAGCGCGTTGTCCAGCGACATTTGCGGCTCATCGTGGAAGCGCGCATAATCGAGGCGCAATTGGGCCGGGTCGTTGGCGTGCGTCAGCAGCGCCGCGCGCACGGCCTTGACGCGCTCGTGATCGGCGCCCAGTTCGCTCTGGATCGCTTCCCACAGTTCATGACCGACCACAAAACTGGCCTGATTCTCCCCGCGCGCATTGATGAAGAGTTGCCCGGGCTGCGCGGGATCATAGGCGCCGTTGAAATAGGGGGCGCCTGCGGTTTGCTCGACAAACAGCGCATTCTTGCCGAAAGTATTGGCGACTAAGGCCGCGTATTCGAGTTCGGGGCCGGCGGGTCCGCTGTAAGGTCGGAGGCTGCGGATGCCTCGTTCATAGTCGGCGGCGCGAGCGTCGCCCCGTTTTCCCGCAACAGATTGTAGACTGGATTTTTGCAGTTGGGCAATGGCTCGCCATGCTGGTCCGTCCGTTTCGGAACGTTCAGAATGACGCGGCCCAGGAACAGGCGTGGCATGGGTGGGTGCTCCTTGTGTCGGCCCTGATGCTGCCACATTTGACCCTGTTTGTTCAACTGGAACTTGAACGGGTTCTTGCGGGCGCAGGGGGGCGGCCGGGACCGGCTGCTGAATCACGGGGGCTGGCGCCGTGGCCGGTTGCGCGGGCGGCGCCATGGGTTGAGTGGTTGCCGCTGCCGGTTGTGCGGGTAGCGCGGGCGGTGCGGCTTTGGTCTGCGGTACCTGCGGCGCCGTTTGCGGCAGCGCCTTTTGAGGCGGCGCCGTTGTCGGCGTGAGGTGTTGCGCGAAGGCGCCCCCCGCGCCGAAGAGACCGCCCGAGAAGGCGCCAAGCACCCCCGCCTCAAGCTGTTCCTGACGGCTGGCGCCCTGCGCGCGCGGGTCAAGTTGCTGCGCCGCAATGCCCGGCGTCGTTTGCTCAAAGGCTTCCGTCGCGCCTTCAATCGCGCCCGCCGTTCCCGCCCGCACGGCCGCCTTTTTGAACAGCCCTTTGGCCGGTTCCTTCACCACGCGGCCCGCCATCGCTTCAAACGGCAGCACGCCCCCCACCAGCGCGTTGACCACGCCCGAGCCCAGCGCCGAGGTGGCCGCGAACTGGTGCGCCTGTGCCGGTTGGTAGCCCAGGCGCAGGAATTCCTGATAGAGGTCGGGGTAGTTGCTCCCCATTTCGGAGAGGCCATAGACGGCGGGGCCGACGAGCGGCGCGGCGGGACCGCTGGCCAGCGTGGCGCCCAGCCCCACACCGGTTTGCATCATCGACTCCGGGCCGCGCGCGGCCAGCCAGCGCGGGTCGACAAAGCGCCCGAGGTCTTGGCGCGCGGCCAGGTCGGGCGCGAGCGGATACTTTTCGCGCGCCTGCGCCTGCCCCGCCATGATCAGCGCCGCGCCGCGCTCGCTGAGCGTGGGCGCCGGTGCTTGAATCGGCACCGGCTGCCCGGCCAGTTGCACCCCCGGCTCAAGCCCCACGGGCTGTTGTTGATTCATGAACAGCCGGGGCCGCCCCGCGCCGAGCAGGGCCGAGTGCGCGGGCGGGCTGAAAATCCCGGCGGCAGCGGTGCGGGTTGCTGTCTCCGGCACCATCATGCCCGCGCCCACCGGCGTCGTGCCCGCCTGCGCCGCGCCGCGTTCAAACGAACGCCAGCCCTGGCGCAGCGTGTCGGCGAAATAGCCCAGCGGATTACCCGTCAGCGTGGGCGCGGGCGGAGTATCGAGGGGGGCTACCTGATAGCCGCCGATTTCGGCAGGCAAAGTCACCTGCGCCCCCGGCTGGGTTGGGGCATCCAGCGGCGCCACCTCATAACCATTGATTGTTGTCATCGCTGCGCTGTGTCCGTGTCACGATTGGGGAAGCGGTTGGCCATCGAAACCGACCGGTTGACCATTGACGATCCAGCCGACGTGCTGGCCGTTTTTGAGTGCCTTGGCGGTTGCGCCGGCCGGTGGCGCGGCGGCGCCCGTGGGAGGCGCGGCGCCGCCAGTGGGGGGCGTCGGCGTCGGCGCCGCTTGGGCCGGGGGCGGCTGCGCGGCCTGCATTTGGCTGCCGATCTGTTGCAGCGTTTGCGCCTGCGCCGTGAGCGCTTGCGTTTTGCGCCGCACGTCGGCCAGCTCATCCGCGCCGGTCTGCGGCGGCGTGACGCCCGGCACCCACGTCTCGGAAATATCACCCCCCGTTTGCGCCGCGCCGTAAGCCTGACGCTGCAATTGCATGTAATCGGCGGGGCGATTGCGCGCCATCCAGCTAAGTTGTTCATTGAATTTCTGTAGCCCCTGAAATTCCGGTTCGCGGGCATAATTGGCGAACCACAGCCGTCCGAGCCGCTCCAGCGCGCCGCCGACCGCCGCCGTGGAGGGGGGCTTACTGGCCGGCGCTTTGTCCACTTTGGCCGGTTTGACCGGCGGCGTCGCAACCTGCACGCGCCGGCCGGTGGCGGGGTCCACATATTCACCGTAACCCTTGAGCCACTGCGCCTTGTCGGCTTTAGCCGGGGCGTCAAAGTGCGTCAGCTCGCGCAGGGTCGTGGGCTCGACGAAATAGCGGCGGCCGCCGACGGAGAATTCAATCGGCGCGCTGGCCTTGCGCCGCGCCGCTTCGGCGCTGGCGGCCACGCGCGCGGCGCTCATGCGCTCGTTAAACTGCTGCGCCGCCGAGGTCAGTTGCAACTGTGCCAGTGCGGTGGCGTCTTCGGGCGAAAGCCCTTGTGGCACGTTCAAAGCCGCCGGGCCAGTCCCCGTCATTGCCGCTGTCCCCGCCATTCCCGGCGCGCCAGCCTGGCCCGGCGTACCGGCCGCGCCGGGCGTCCCAGGCATACCGGGCATACCGGCCGCGCCGGACATACCAGCCTGCAAATTCGCCAGACCGCTGTGAAAAAGTCTGGCGCGCGTCAGTTGCCCCGCCTGGGCGGCCATGCCTTGCGCCAGCGGATTTTGCGGGGCTAGATTCGCGCCGAACTGCGCCAGTTGATTCATGACATTGGTGCCACGGTCGGAGGTGGCAAAGTTTTTGAAACTGGACCAGACCCCGCCGCCCGCAGCGGTCGGCGCGGGCGCGGGGGCCGCCATGGGTCTTGCGGCCGGTGCGGCCGGTGGGGCCTGCGCCGCCAGCGTAGCTTGATAGGGGGAAAATAAAGCGCTCAGATCGCTTTGCGGTGGGGAAAAAAGCATCGTCGCCAAACCTTTCAGCATCCATTACAAAGTGCCGCCCGCCAGTGCCAGCCCGCCTCCCGCAACCGCGCCGATCACGGTGCCGATTCCGGGGGCGACCATGCTGCCCGCCAGCGCGCCGCTGGCCGCGCCCGACAGCGCGCCGCCCAGCATCGACAGGCCGCTGTTGCCCTTGCGCGTCCCCGCGCCCGGCACCGTCGCGCCCCCTTGCACATTGCCCAGCAGGTTGCCGGCATAAGCGAACAGTTCCAGATCCCACAGCGCGTCCTTGATCGCGAACTCGGCGTCATCGTCGAAATATTCCTTCATCGCGACGATGCGCATCCGGGCGACTTCGGTTTCCATCGCCGCCGCCGCGCGCTCAAGTTCCACTTTGGCGAAGATCGATTTCAGCATTTCGCTCGTGGCGGCCGTGATCGCGACCAACCGGTCGCGCCACGCCTGCCGCTGCATTTCGGCGCTGAATTTCGCGACTTCATGCAGGTGGTCGCTTTCCAGCGCCGCCAGTGCGAACAGGTAGGCCGAGCCGCTGACGGCATTGGCGTCAAAGTAGCCCGCCGACAGGCGCGCCATACTGCGCAGGAGTTCGCGGCGCTGCTCCTGCTCAAAGGCCGCCACCAGCGGCGCAATCGTCTCCGGCCCGGCCAGTTCATTCGCGCGCGCGATGGCCGCCGTCTGCGCCGTTTGGTAATCGCTCGCGGCATCCAGCGCGCCGACCTTGCCGTGCAGCGCGTCCAGTTTGGCCTGCACGGCGGCCATTTCGCTGGTGGGATCAAAAGGCGCGAGATCGGCATACGGGGAGTGACCATAAGCGGCGTGCATGGCCTCCCGCATGGTCACATCGCCTTCCTCGACTTCGCCCAGCCAGCCCTTGTGCCGGTCTTGCAGGTAGGAAGGCCACGAGACTTTGCCCGACGAACCACCGCCGCCGCCCGAACCGCCGCCCCCTTTGTGCGCCACCCGTCCCAGTTGCTCCAGTACGCAGAGGCCCGCCATGGTTAAACCTCCAGCGTCAAAAAGCGGTACTGCGCCGCGCCGCCCAGGCGCTGCCACTGTTCCACCACGCGCTCACTGTCGCTGAAGGCCACGATGCGGTGGCAACCCTGCGCCGCCGCAAACTTGCGCAGCGCGGCCAGCCCAGCGGCCCAAATCTCGTCCGCCATGAAGCGCACTCCGGCCAGGGCGTAAACCAGCAGGTTGCGCACGCGCGAGCATTCGTCTTCGGAAATCGTGGTCGCCATCACGCCGACATAGACGGCGCCCGGCGTCCCCTCGCGCTCCGCCAGCGCCACCCACAGTTGCATGCCGCCGTTGAGCAATTCGGCCAGCATGTTGTTCATCCGTGCCGGGTCGCCGTAAGTGAAGGGCGGCAGGGCGCGTTCGAGCTGCGCGCGCAGCTCCGGCCAGTGTTTGCTGATCAGTTGCGGTCGCATGCGAATAATCATAGTTCCTGCCCCATGTTGGTCGCGCCGTACGGTCCGCGCAGATTGCGCCGATCCGAGGCTTGCCATTTGACGGTGACGTAATCGAGCTGCGCGTTCGCCTCGGGTGTGCCCCGGAAGGCGACGCGGAAATCCGTGCCGACGATATTGATCCGTGCCCAGCCGTCGCGGTTGAGCGGCACCCAACTGGTTTGTGCGAACGGCGCGGCGCTGGCGAGCCGGTAAAAGATCGAGACGGCGGGCGCGCTCCAGCCACTCAAGGCGACTTCCACCGCGTTGATGGTTTTGAGTCCCCGCACCTGCATGTCGAAACTGTCGGTTACCAATTCGGCCCGACCCGGCGCCGCCGCGCTTGCCGCATCGGCCGCCAAATCAGCAGCCAATCCGATCAGTCCCCCTTGCGTGTGCACGAGGCTGGTCAAGCTCTGGTCCAGTTCCGCGAGCCCCGCTTCGGTCAGCACAAATGAGCGCGCTGCGGCGCAGCAATAAAATTCATGTTCTTCGGGGTCGGCATGCACCAGCAGCGGCTGCGCCAGGAGCGGTTCAAACCATTCGCGGTAGCCGAGCCGCTCGGGCTGCAAATCGGCGCCGACCGTCCACAGGGCGCCCGAGAGATCAATCCACACCGCGCGCCGGCCGTCGCTCCCCGCCGCGCCGCGCCCCGCGATGCCGACCTCACTCACCGCCGCGAGGCCATAGGTCGGTTGCGGCAGGTTTACCGGCACCAGCGCCCACACGCCGTCATCGCCGAAGCACAAAACCTTGTCCCCCAGCGGCAGCACGCGGCGCACCGCTCCCTGCATCGGCAGCGTCAGCCAACCGAATTCATTGCGCCGCATGGCATCGAGCAGCAGCGGCATTTGGGCGTCATCATCACTGGCGCCGCCGAGTCCGCCGGCCATGGCGTTTTCGCGCCCCATCAGCCAGCCTAGGTCGCCGCCGCCGACCTGCGACCACCAGACTTGATTGGGTTGCATTTGCCCGTCAAACTTGAGCCCCGCCGCCGTCGCGACCGGCACCTGACCCAGCAGCCAATCCACCCAATCCGGTTGCAGCAGATTTGCGCCCAGTCCCCCGGCAATCAGTCGCCCCTTGTGGTCGCAGACGCTTTGCAGCGTCACGCGCGTGGAGCCCAGCGTCTTGGTTACTTCCCCCGCCCGCGCGGCGCCGTGCAATTGCCACAGCGTGACGGCGCCGTTGGTCAGCACCCAGCTTTGCTGAAAGTCGGCAAAATGCCACGGCCCGCCGCCGGGCGGAATGACAAAGGGCGCATCCGGTTCATCGGCAGCGAACAGCGCCAGCTCCGAGGCCGACCAGGTAATTTCATCGATCCGGTAAATTTTGGTTTCCGCGCATAATAGTGTCACCCCTTTGCCGCGCAACAGTTGCGGGAAGGGCCACGAGACCGTGACGGCGGGGAGCGGATTGAGGATCGTTTCCGGCACGGCCAGCCCGAGCCTGGCTTTGGGTTTCAAATTCAGGCAGCGCACAAGGCCCGCCGGTCCGCGCGCATTGCGCGTGTCGGCGCGCAGCCCCGTTTTCAGCTCGCGGTCAAATACAATGGAAAACTGGCGCATCAGCTCTGCCCCCGGAACATCAGGCCGATCCAGATATCGCCGACCACCGGCGCCGCGTCCCCCACGCCGGTCAGTCGGCCCAGCGCCAGCGTTACCCGGTCTCCCGCCGCGACCGCCTGCTTAAGTTCGGTTTCATATTCCCCCGCTTTGGCCGGGAAGCGCTGCGCGCTGGTCGTGTCCGCGTTCTCAATCGTCAAGACGAACTCGGCATAAGCGACGTGCTCAAAGCGGCCGACAAACGCGCGCAGCGATTGCACCGTCCCCGCCCCGGCGGCCAGATGCCGCAAGAGCACGCCGTCCGCATCGGGCAGCGCCACATGCGCCGAGATCGGCACGGCCTGCACCAGCGCGCGCGCCGCAGCGGCGCGCGCTTTGGAGGGACGCTCAAACAGCGGTTCCGGCGAAACCATTGCATCAGCCTTTCATTTGACCGCTGGCCAGCGCCAAATCCTGCATCACCAGCTCGCGATCCAAACCGTTCAAGGCGGTTTGAATAGCTTCCAGCCAGTCGCGCGCCCCCTCGCGGTTGCGGTAACTGACCTCCAGGTGATAGGCGGCGGCCCAGCTAAGGATTTCGGGATATTGTTCAGTCCAAAAACTGCAATCGCAGTCCTGCACCAGTTGCGGGGGATAGAACCAGCCGACGACTTCAAATGTGCCGGGCGCATCCGTCGCCCGGTCCAGCACAATACCCCCCTGATGCCAGGGCGAGCCCAGCAGCGCCCCACCCATGCCGCCGCGAAAATCCAGCCGCGTTTGCCACTGGTTGGCATCGGGCGAGGCTTGCAGCGTGAGCGGCGCCCAGCGCGTCGGCGTGCCGCGCCCCTGACTGGCCACACTGGCCACACTATTGATGGGCGGGACCAGCCCCGCGTCCTCGCGCGGACCCGCGAGGTCCGCCGCCCCCGGACGCAATTCATCCTCGCGCGCGGGGGCAAGCTGGCGGCGGGATGCTTCAGTCACGAACCAGACTTCACGCGCCACGCGCAGGTCGGGCACGATGAAGTAATAACAGCCCGCCGGCAGGCGCGCCCAATGCCGCGCACACGCGCGCGGCGTCAGTTGCAGATTCTCCAGCGTGCGCTGCCCCGCATTGATCAGCCAGCGCGCCTGTCGCGCCCCGGCCTCATCGGCCGCGAAATCGGCGCGCCCGGTCATCTCAATGAACTGTTTCACCACGGCCGCCAGCGGCATCGGTTGCACTCGCTTTCAAGTTATGGGCGGGTGTGCGCCGGCACCCCGCCCCGTACTACAGGGCTCAGCTTTGCAGGTTGTCCGCCCCGACCCCTTGCAGGTAGCCCCAGCCCAGCGGATGATGGAATTCGAGCCCCGCTTCGGTCAGGTATTCCTCGATAATCCCGTCGATCTGCTGGGCGTCGCCCCCCTTCAGCATGCGATCATCGGCCTTGAACAGCGTGTCATCGATGTAGCGATACACGAGGTTCTCCGGCTCAAAGATCATCAGCGCGTGCTGCATCGTCGCTTCCTGATTAAAGAGCGGATGCGTTTTCAGGTAGAGCGTCCCCCAGGGCGTGATCCATTCGGCCACCTTGATCCCGAAGGCCGGCGCCTTGACCTGCAAGTTGATCTGGCCATAGGCTTCGGCCAGCTCGTTGATCCCCAGCAGCGCGCTGTTGCCGCAGAAGCACAGCTTTTCGGACTTCCCATAAAGGAAGATGTCCTTCAGGCGATGATTCAGCCAGTGCCGCCCCGCCTCGAGCCACGTCTTGCCGCGATAAGCGGCGGCGCTTTCCAGCCGGTAATCGGCCACATTCTGGCTGGCCGCCTGCAAAATGGCATTGCGCAGGCCCCCGGTGGTCCGTTCAGGCTTGCCGTTCGCCCCGGCGTTCTCGCTGGCCGTGCCGAACAGAAAGGCCCATTCCATTTCCACCGAGTGAATCTCGGCGGCCTCGCGCTTGGCTTCCTTGCGCGCATTCGTGGTGCGCAGCCGCGTGCGCAGGGCCGTGCGCGTCAGCGTCAGCGGCGTGCGGAAGATCTGGGTATAGTTGTTCCATTTGCTCGGATCATTGAGCAGCGCTTCGGGCATCGTGGCGCCTTCGGCGTTGATGTTGCCGACGCGCAGCGCCGTATCGACATCACTCAAGTTCTGGCTGGGGCTCTTGAGCGGCCCGGTCGAATTTTCCAGGAGGCGCGCCGCAAGGTACGAGTTTTCACCCGCGCCCCCTTTGGTCAGCACCTTGGCGTTGGTATCGACGCGAAAATCGCTCGACGAGCGCAGCAGCACCTGATGGCCGACGCGGAACATCGCCGCCGCGCCGGCGGCCAGCTTCACATAGACCGTCACGCCGGCGGCCTGATTGGTCGCCTCCGTGGCCAGCGCGGCATCGGTAAAAATGCCCGCCACCGGCACCGATTGCGCCGGAAATGCTTTCGTCCACCAATTGCGCGTGGACCCCTGCGGCTTTCACCACGGGCCAGACTTTATCTTCACCCCTTCGGGGGTGCGGCGTGCAGAGTCGTTGAGGCAGCAAGCAGCCGGGTTTGTTTCAGCGCGTCATTAAAATACGCGCCCGCGCTCAGCAGTGAACGGAGCCCCGGCACGAGCGTGAAGGCGCTGCGGTAGCCGCGCGGAGTGGCCTTGATCGGCCCCACGTGGATGCCGAGCCGTTGCATCAGCGCGGCGGTTTGCTCCACCAGCGCGCGGCGCGTGTGCGTAAACCCGACGCGCCAGCGCCCGCCCTGTTCATGAATCCAGCCCGCTTCATCCAGCAGCGCCGCCAGCGCCAGCAATTGCTCGCTGCGGTGCGCCGTAAAGAGTTCCGCCGGCAGCTCGCCGGGGGACTCATAACGGGCAGCGGCCCGCGCGCGCGCATAAGGTGAACCGTGCATTTGCTTGCTTTCCCTGCGGATTGCCCATTGTGACATCCCGTGCGCTGTTCCTCTCAGGGGGCACGGGCTTTAGGGGGTTCCCGCATATCTCGCCGTTGTTTTGCCCCGGGTCTCGCCGGGGGGAGTCCAGTTAGTTAAACTCCGGATCATCGACCTTTTCAGATTTAAGTCGGCCCAGCATCGCCGTCAGCGGTGCCTGCCCGTTGGGCCAGAGGTAAAGAATCCCCTCGCGGAAATTCTTCGGGCGTTCGTCAGTGACCCAATCGCCCGTACCACGCATTCCTAGAAACGGCATCTCGCGGTTTCCTTTCGTTAGTTAATGAGGTCTGCAATCATTTGTTCCCGCGCCGAGAGCGGCGTGGGTTCGGGCACGCGCCCGCCCGAAGGGCGCGCAAAGGCGGGCCGGCGCCCTTCACCGGCGGGGGCGGGCGGCGCGGCCATCAACGGTTTTTTGGCCAGATTCAGCCCCGCGCGCGTCGCCTGTTCGGTTTCCGAGAGCACCTGTTCATAAGACCAGTCGGGGTGCCGCGCTTCAATTTGCGCGCCCACGAACGTCACGTAATCCAGATGCGGCAGCAGGTCTTGATTGGCCTTGAAAAAATCATGCGCCAGTTGGTTGACATGCACCTGATGCGCTACCTGGGCGTGAATCGTGCGCGGCAGCTCGCGCAGGATTTCCTCGCGCGTGCGCTGCTGGATGCGCTCCGCAATGCGCGCGAACGTTTCGGGATGCGCCAGCAGCGCTTCATATTCCCCCGGCGCGATCAGCCCGCCGGCGGACGGCGCCGTGTCTGGCGCCGTGTCTGGCGCGGGGGGCGCGGCCGGTTTGGTCCGCGCTTCGCCGCTCATCCGCGCCGCAAGCTGCGTCAATTGTTCCGCCAACTGCTGATTTTCGGCGCGCAGCGCCGTCACATCCACCACGGCGGCGGGCTCCGGCATGGCTGCCGGTGCGGGGTCAACCGGGGTTTGGGCCGGGGGTGCCCCATCAGCGGGCGCCGCAGTAGCGGGCGCCGCATTCGCGGCGGGCGTATCCGCCGTCATCGGCTCGGCTTCCGGTGCAGTTTCGGCAGCGACCGCCTGCAAAGGCGCCGCCTGCAAAGGCGCCGTTTCGTCCGGGGCCGTCGCGGCCGTCGCCGCTTCAATCGGTTCGGCGCCCACCGGCGCCGCCGCGCTTGCCGAGGGTGGCTCCGCCACCGTCGGCGCGCCGCGCCATGCCGCCAGCGCGTCATCCGCCAGCAAATCCAGTACCATCGCATCCTCAGCCATTGCTTCGCTCCTCGTGTGCGTTCAAAATTTCAAGTTGGGTCCGGGGGAGTTCCAGCACGTAATGCAGCGCCTTGATCTGGCCGCGCAAAAACGCGTCGAATTCAGCGCGGGTTTCAAACTCGCTCGGCCGTTCAATGTTTTCCAGCAGCAGCCGATTGGCCGCCAGATTCTCCGCCAGTTGGCTCGCGACAAACTGCCATTCATCACCGGCTAAAAAGCGTTCCATGCCGAGACTGGTCATGCCGCCGCCTCCAACTGTTCCGCCGGAACCAGATTGCCCGCCGCAAGTTGCCCCGCCACGTTTTCATCGGGCAGCACCATCGGCTTCAGCTCAAAGTCTTCCAAGTTCTTGGCCCCCGTCAGGCGCGCAATGTGTTTGATGATCCGCGCCGAATCGAACTGCGGCGCCGCCAGCGGATTACTGGTAATGATTTGCAGCACTTGCAGCCACGCATCGACCGATTCCATCCCGGCCATGCTGGAGCCGTCATTCACCACCACGTCATAATTGGCGTCGAGCTGATCGGGGCGCACCAGCAGGTAAGGCGAGGTCATGTTGTATTCCGCCGCGAGGCGCTCCTGCCAGCGCCCCGACAGCTTGACCCACGTCTCCGCGCTCATCAGTTGGCGCGTCTGGCTGGCCAGCATGAACCCCAAATCCTGCATCGCCTGCATGCCGACCACGCGCGCCGTCTTTTGCAGGCGCGACAGGCCCGACGTGCGCGCCCCCTTGACTTCTTCCGCCGTGCGCCGCTCGCCCGACTTGGCGCGGATAATGCCCTGCATGATGTCGGTCGCGCCGCTCGTCTCGCGCAAGAGTTCCGTCAGCGTCATCGCGTCCTGAATGTGCTGGGTCGTTACGTCATGCGTGTTCAATTGTTGAATCGCGTCCTTGATGCCGCGTCCCCACGCATTGGGGCGCAGGCGAATCAGTTTGCCCTCGCTCGGATTTTCCAAATCATATGAATTCACCAGTTGCGGGTCATAGACGATCATGTCGTTCAGCACCTTGCGCACATTCGCAATATGCGAGGCAAACAGCCAATCAACCGTCTCCTGCATGCCGTAGATGACTTCCAGACGGCTGATCGGCATCAGCGAGCGGCCATCGTAATCGGGCGCCGCCACCGCCAGCGGAAACAGGTTGTGGTCCAGATTGAGCGGCTGCGCCTGAATCACCGTTTCATCCCCGGCGACGGCAAAGAGCCATTTCTCCGGGTACTCGCGCGGCCCCAAACCCCAGTCCTTGGGGATCAGGTTGACGTACATGTAGATCGTATCGACCGGATGCGTGAGATTGCCCGCCTGCGGCTCACGCGCGCCGCCGAGGCCAAAGCGCTCCAAATCGGGGTCCATCCGCGTCGTCACGCTCGTGCGGTTGGGCTTGCCTTTTAGGCACCGGCAGTTGAACAATCCGCTTTCGCGGTCGCGCTCGCGCGCGAGCAGGTCCATCAGGTTCTCGCGCGCCAGCCAGCCGACAAACTCCCCGGCCTGCACGTCGTGCAGCGGTACATTGGGATCGGGCAGATATTTATAAGGGTCGATGTTCAGCAGGCGATTGCCTTCAAACATCACGTAATCCACCACCGACCGCTTTTTCGTCGTCGGCACAAACCGCTGCACCATCGACCAGAAGCCGTCGGTGCGCCAGACCGATTTCTGCCCCATCACGCGCGACCAGACCGGCGCGATGACGCCGAAGCCATACGCAAAGGCATCGCGAAAGAAGGTATGCAGCGCGAGCCCGTTTTTCAGCCGTTGGCATTGCTGGTCGATCACGTGCTCATACATGATCGCCGGAATCGCATCTTCCGGCCCGCTGCCTTCGTAGCGGAAATAGGGGCGCTCCAGAAAGACCGTCGTCATATAGGTCAGCAGCGTTTCCAGCGCGGCAAACGAGACCGGCACCACGATCCGTACCGGTTTACGCGGGTCGGTCTTTTTCAGCGCGCGCTCCGCGTCGTCCAGCGGCACAAACGCCGTCAGCGTGCGGTCAATCAGCCGCCATGAACTATGACGCGGCTGCATCGCGCCGCAACTGGCGCGCGCCCGCTCGGTCACGGCGCTGACAATCCGCTGATGCAGCGGCGAGCCGGGGCGCAGGTCCAGCCCGGCGGGATAGTCATAACCCGCTTGCGCCACCGCGCGAGCCGCGCCCGGATCAACATAATCGGCCCCGCTCACCACGTTCGGCATCAGGCCTGCGCCTCGGGCGCGGTCGGCGCGGCAATGCTGTTATCCGTACCAGCGGCGGCCCCGCTCGCAATCGCGTCACGAATGAAAATCGTGCCCAGCCCTGCCAGCGAACTCAAAATCCCGGCGGCCAGATTGGTCTCAAGCTGCCCCATGGCCGTCAAGACACCGGTGGTGACTGCAATCAGTCCCGTCCAAAAACTGCGACTCGTGAGTGTTTCACGTGAAAGCTTGAACTTATTCATGCCTGCCCGTCCTTTGCTTCATTGGTTTTGTCGGTTTCATTGACCAGTGCCACCGCCAGGTGGCTGGCATTTAAAAAATCGTCTTCGGCCGCCGCCCGGTCTGCCGTGCAGATATCCAGTCGCGCCAGCCCCCGCCCCTTGAACGCGCTCCCCGTATCCACCACGCGAAACTCAACCGGGCGCGCGTAGCGCAGATCGAAGGCGGGCAAGACCAGCCGCGTGCCGTAAGGCAGCGCCCGCGCATCCATCGCCACCGCGACGTAAGGCGCGCGCCCGGCCAGGTAATCTTGCAGCGTGGCAAGGGGCCTACCGCGCCGGTCGCGAAAACCGCCTTCCAGCGGCGAACTGTCGGGGTAGTAGCCGGTGGCGCGTGCGCGAAATGAGATCACATGCATGATGACGCTCAGGGTTTCAGTTTCAAAAAGTGCGCCGCCAGCAGCGCGACCAGCGAAGTGGCGCTCGTGAAAAACGTCGCCACCGAGGCGCTGACCACGATCCAGTAAAACTTTTCCATTCGTTCGATCCGCTGTTTAACCAGTTCCACTTCGGTCTTGAGCCCCAGCTTGCCGTTGCCGTAAATCTGCTCCGCCAGCGCCTTGAGCAGCGGCTCCAGTTCACAAGCCTCGGCGGGGCGGACCACCGGCGGGCTACTACCGAGCGGGGGGACGCTGTCAAGCGCCGAGGGGCTCACAGCCCCACCCGCGCAATCGTCAGATAGGTGACATAGGGCGCCGAGCCATTGATCGCCAGCGCCGTGCCCGAGTTCTGCCACGCGCGCACATCGACCGTCTGCCCCGCCGCCAGCCGCAAGACGCCGCCGGCCGCCGCCGAGGTGGCGTTGGAGCTGTTCGGCGCATAAACGCCGTTCATCACGATCGTGCCCGCAACCGCAATCCCGCAGGCGCGCGAGCCGCTCGCATTGGGTTCGAAATAGCAGCAGGCGGCAACGTAGTAAGTGCCCGCCATCGGCACCGTGAAGACACCCGTCGCGGGATTAAACGCCTGCGCCGTGTCCACTGTCTCCACATTGAACGGCACGACGGTCGTGGCGGCGCTGGCCAGCGCCGCCGTATTGCCCGAGCGATAAGCCTGAAGATAAACCTGTTGCAACGCGGAGCGATTCACAAACTCCCCCGCATTATACAGCGCGCGGATTTCCCCCGCGCTCAGCGCCCGCGAGAATTGCAGCCATTCATCAAGCTGCGCCGCCAAACGCTGACTCCCGTTTGCATCGCACGCCAAACGGTAGGCACTGTTGCCCGCCGCGTTGCCCAGCGCGCTGTACGTCGCGCTCCAAAAAGGCACCGCGTCGCAGTACCACACCATCTGTTTGGTGGCGCGTTCCAGCGTGAAACTCCACAGGTGCCATTTGCCGTCGAACCACGATACCGGCGGATACTGCGTGGACGGTCCGACCACATTGCTGCCGTCATACACGACCAGGTATTGCCCGCCGTCATTGGTCAGCGCCCAGCGAAACCCTTTGCTCGTCGCCGTGCTGTAATTGGTGGCGAGATAACCGGCATCGGCGGCGCCGGCGCGCAGCCACACGCACAGCGTGAAGCTGCCGTTACCGTCGCCCCCCAGTTCATAACGCGCGCTGTCAAAACTGAGATAATCATCCACGCCGTCAAAGGCGAGGCAATTGCCGAGACTCACGCGGCCTGCGCTGTCCACGACCGCCGCCGCCGCCGCCGGGGCACCGGCCAGCGTGGGCGTCAGCCCATCGACCCAGTTCTGTACGCCCAGCGGCGTATTGGCATCAAAATGCACCTGCACTTGCAGCCCATTGTCGCTCACCCCGCCCCCATTATTAATCAGCGCCCCGCCGCTGAAGGTATTGAGCCCCGTCCAGGTGAGAGCCGTATTGAGCGGCAGCGAGAAAATGCCGGTCGCGCCATTATAAGCCAGCGGCGGCGCCGCGCTGAGGCTGGCCCGCGCGCGCGCCGCCGTGAAATACTGATTCGTGCCTTCAGGCACTTGCGAGGTCGTGCCGCCCCAACCGATGCGCTGGAGCGCCGTGTCATACGTCAGCGGCGCGCCGACCCGGTCGCTGAGCGGCAACCACTGGCGCGTGCCGTCCAGGTATTGACCATAACCGCCGCCCGGCGGCAGCAGTTGCAGCGTTTGCCAGCCGCCCGTCCCCTTGTCATCGCTGGCCGTAAAGACCTGCCCCGGCGTGGCCGAACCGCCCAGCCGCGTCTGGCCCTCGATCACGCAATCGCCGTGGATCGTCAGCTTGTCATCGATTTCCCGCTGCCCCCCAGGCGCACTAAAGGGGCTAAAGATAAGAAATACGCTCGCGACGCACCCACACGCCATCGCGCCGCGTCTCAAAAATGAAATCATGCGTTGCTCCATCAATTCTGAATCGCCACAGCGCCGTGCCGGCCACGCCGAGCACGATTTGCTCCAGCACGCCGCTCTCGGCGTCCCCTTTTCTCAACACATCGTGCTCATTCGTCGGCGGGCGCAGGACCGTTACCCGGCCGTCGGTATGCAGCGCGCACACCTCAATCCCGCTCGGCGTGCCGTCCTCGTTTTCATATTCCAGCGCGTTGCCGTATTCATCCGTTACCGGCACTTCAAACGGGCCGCGCGAGCCGTCGTAAATCGTGATTGTCGCATTCGGTACACCGGCCATCTCAGGCCACTTTGACAATCGAAAGCGTCACGTTGCAATCGGGGTTGCCCGCCGGGGCCACAATCGCCAGCGCTTCGCCCGCATTCTGGTGTGCCCGAATCGTCAGCTTGTCGCCCGCCTCGGCCGCGACCAGACCGGTCACCTCGTGATGCGTGCCGATGGTGCTGTTCGCTAGCACCGTGCGATGCGTCCATTCGGTTGCATTGACATAAATGCCGAGGTCCCGTTGACCGTCCGCCTGCGCCGCAAAAGCCACCGTCGCGCTTACCAGGTACGCCCCGCCGCCCCCCGCCGGGACGGTGAATTCGCCCGTGGCGGCATTGAAACAGTTCCCCACATCGACCCGTTTGGTCGGAAACAGCACCGTCACCGTCGCGTCAGCGGGTACCAGTTGCGAACCGGCTTGGTAGGCGAAGACGCGCGGATTGCCGCCCAGCGCCGCGATGCCCCCCACCGTCAGGCCCCCCGTGAAATTCCCGCTCGCGCCGCTGACCGCCCCGGCGGCGCCCACACTGGCCGCCGTCAACATCCCCGCGAGCGTCAGATCGCGCCCATATTGGCCACCGACCGCCGACCAAGCGCCTCCCGCCGCGCCCGCCACCACGTGCGGCGAGTTCGCCGCGCCGCCGTGACTGTCCCAGGCATACAGCGTGAAGCGCGTCGGGGCGCCGCTTTGCCAGGCCACCAGCAATTGCCCCTCGTCATGGCCCGCCAGCGTCGCCAGCTCGGGCGCCGGATCGGCCAGGTTGACGACCGGCACGCGCCGCATGATGCCCGCGCCGTTCGTCAGTAGCGCCAGCGCGGCCGCCAGCGCGGCCAGTTCGCCCAGCACGGCATCGAGTTCCTGCTTGCGCACCGCATCGGTGGCCTCAACCGGCGTCTGACTCACCCGGCACTGCGATAAAAAGGCGCGCCAGCGCCCACTCTCAAAGCCCAGGTAATAGGCGTCGTCATTCGAGGGGAACAGGTTCCCTTCCAGATTCAGCCCGCCGCACTGGATATAGGGGCCGGAGCCAATCCACATCCCGCGCAGCTTTGCCGGGCAGCGGTACGGTTCAAAGCCGCTCCCCGTAAAGGTCGGATCATAGAGATACTGCGCATAGAGCCGCGCATGCAGCGCGTCCTCGGCCTCCTGCCACACGACCAGCACCCCGGCGTCGTCGCCGTTGTATTTCGCCAGCTCTTGGGCGGGGTGATAAATGTCCGCCACCTGTAAATACAGTCGCCGCGTCGCCATGGGGTCCACGTCCATCAGCCGCAACACGTCGGTCGGCGCCACCGGCGCGCCGTCCACGCGCACCGGCAATTCACTGCGCAATCCGCGCAGGGGTGCCCCGTCACTCGGATAAAAACCATCGGGGTCGATTTCCAATAAAATGCCCGGCCCCAGCCAGACAGCCTTCTTTGCCATTATGCCGCCATCCATGAGTCAGATAATTGCGGAGCATTGCCCCGCTCAAGTTCGCGGTAACACGCTTCCATTTCCTCGCGCGTCCAGCCATGTTGCGTGCGCGGATGAAAGTAGCGTCCCCCCAGCTCCAGCAGTTGCACCACGTAGGCCATCGCGTCGCTGGCGTCGTCGCGCCGGGCGCGTGGAAAGGCGAGCAATTGTTGCTCCAGCGCCCCGCACCCCACGCGATTATGAAAAATCCGTTTTTGCCGATAATACGGCGCCAGCGCCTTGATCCGGTCCTCTTTGCTGCGATTGTTGGTCTTGAGCGGCTCAATCGCGATCATCACGCCGTGCGCCGTCAGGTAATCCATCATCGGCCGCACCACGAAATCGACGAGGCTCGCCGTTTCGACCCCCACCACCACCGCCCCCCAGAACCGCACCATCGCCGCAATCTCGGCGTAAATCTCGTCGGGATGCCAATGCCCGACCCGCACCTCGCGCACGTACAGGTATCCCGTCTTGAGATCAATCCCGACCGCCACAATCGCCGTCTCATCGGCTTTCGTGCTGGCCGACTTGGCCGGGTCCACCAGCAGGAAGGTCTCAATCCCGCGTTCGGTCAGCCGCGCTTCGCTTTCGCCGTACCACTGGAACATCTCGGCGCGAAAAACCGCGTCTTCCCCCGCCGTCACCAGATTGCGTCGCTCCATGAACCACAGATCCAGCAACCCCTGCGCGCGGTACGATTCCATTTCTTCGCGGATCGCGTCGTCGCTCATGTACTCCGGCCAGTGCGTATGCCCCGCGTCGTCGCACAGCTCCACGCGCAAGACCGTCCAGTGCGGGTCTTTTTCAAGGCTCGCGAGCAGCGAATCCTCGTGCAGCATCGTGCCGATCACGACCACCTTCCAATCGGTGGTCCCCTTGTTGACCAGCGGCAAGAGCGTCTTGTAAAACCAGCGGCGCAGATTCTCGCGCACCTCCGGATTATTCACTTCACCGTCTTTTTCCAAATCATCGACCACGATCAAATCCGGCCGCTTGCCCCGGTGCAGCGCCCCGCGAATCGCCTGTCCCGCGCCGCGCGGTTCCACCCGCATCCCCGCCGCCGTCACCCAGCCCTCTTTGCTCCATTCGCCTGAGGTCTGGTCGCCGAACATCGTCAGCAGGATGGGATTGGTCGCCACTTCATTCTTGATATCCTCGCTGCGCTGCATCGCCATCGATTCATTGTTGCAGACCAGCATCACGTAGTGACTGAGCGCATACGAAATGCGCCGCACGATATACGAGAGCAGCATCGAGGTCTTGCCCCAGCCGCGCGGCGCGAGAATCAGGCACCAGCGCTTTTGCGGATCATCGAGCAATTCCATGATGCGCGCGTGCGACAGCGAGAACTTGAGGTCAAAGCGTCCGGGGAACGCCAGCGACGAAAACGAAAAGGTATTGCGGGCGCCCATCCGCAAGAGGGCATCCCGCGTGGCGGCGCGGTCGAGTGAAGTTGCCATATGAAACTAACTAAAAAGATGGTTGCGATACCGGGCTGGACACGTTAAAGAGATAGCCGTCCGGTTGCTCTCTGGTGCAGCACTTCGGTGACCTCCACACCCGTCAACGTCATTGAGGTTCAGGGCTGCAACCGGCGTCCGTTTCAATCACCAGTTCGCACGGCACGTCAATTGTGTTGCGCTCCAGGCTTTTCACCATGTCGCGCAAGACCTCCACGGTGATATGAAAGTGTTCGTGGCGCACCCGCTTCTGCGGCGTGAAGCCCGCACGGTCAAACGCCGAATTGGCGGCGACCGTCTTGGTCTGCGGGCTGGCCTTGGGGCTTTCCATCACTTCGCGCAGCGTTTGGACCGCCAGCGGCGTCAGCGACTGAATCGCCGCGTTGATCTCCACCGGGTCACAGCTTTTGGGCGTGTACGGCGTGAGGGCCGTTTCGGCTCCATGCGCCGTTCCAGCCAGCGCCGTTCCGGCGCCAGCCGGCAGTTCGGTAATTCGGCGCTTACGAAGCTTGGCCACGGGAGCAGCATGCCGCAACGCACCCCTCACATGCAAACGCCGAATGCCGCACTTTTCCCTTTGTAATCGGGCATATTTTCGCATATGCGAACATATGCCGAGTGACTGCGGAAGCATGCGAAGATATGCAGTCATCCGCGAACATGCGTGAAGATATGCCGACATATCCGGTTGCAATACGAAGCGCCAAAAACGTTAAAACAGCGCTCGCGTGCCTTAGGCGTTTTCCGCACGCGAAGGCTCAAATCGGGCTCAATCAGTGCATTTTGACCATGATTACGCCACAAGCGCAAAAACAGCCTGCGCGTGACTTAGGCGTTTTTGCACATCAGGGCCGGGGGGTGCTCAACTTCCCGCAGCCGGTTAACGACACCTTTTTGGGGGGCCACCCCCCCCGTGCGGGGTCGCGGCGGGGGCAAAACAGGGCGCGCCGACAGGCTCAAATCAGCCCCGTTCAGGGCGTGTTTAAGGGCTCATTTGCCCCACATTGTGACCCTGAATTGGACCAAAAGGGCAGCCCCAAGTGCCTGTCCACGGTGATGGCAAGTCCCCCGCAAAATAGCGAAATCATTAAGGAAAACATGGATTCTGCCCCATAGTTTCCAAATTATTTCCAAAAACCGGCACGCAACCGGGGCGCAGTCGGGCTCAATTGGGTTCATCCCTGAGCCTGAGCAGTCGGCGCGCGTTGAGCGGCAGGCACAGCGCCGGCGGGGCAGCGGGCGGGCGCGGCGGCGGCGCGGCCGAGGGCGGGGAGTGTAAAGTATTGATACTTGGCAACATGAGAGGCAAGCAATCAAGCCCCAAGTGACGACTGGCGACTAAACCATATTCGGCAGGTTTGGGCTTGGGGAGGCGGATTGTCCGCGCGGCGTGTGTGCGAGTGTGCGCGTCGGCTTTCATGGGCGTGTGCGTGTTGTCCTCCAGCATGCTCATTGCTCCACGAATTCAAGCGTGCCGTCTGCATCAGCCGCGACGCTCATGCGAATGCGGCGGCGGATATAGGCCGCGAGCAGCCGGTCGCCATCGGGGCCTTCCAGAATGCTGAGCAATTCCTCGATCACGTAACGCACCAGCAGCATGCGCATGCCGGGGGGAATCAGCGCCTTGAAACGCTCGGCGAGCGCGCCGCGCAAAACCAGCGGCGTGCGATAGACGCTCTGAGTTTTATTTTTCATCGGTTGTCCTTGCCTTTAAAATTTCGCTGAAGGCCACTTGCGGGCTCTATGAGCGACGATCTCGGTTCGAGACGTGTCTTGGGGTGTTTGAGATTCTTGAGCGGCCGTGACAAGGCCTTAAACGCGTTTTAGTTTTCCACGTCGGTATTAAGTTTCATGGGCGGCATGGGTTGGTGGTAAATCGTGCTTCGCATGCAACCTTGTCTTGCGTCCACTGGCTCAGATTGGACAGGACATTTTCCGTGCTCTCACGGCCTTAGTCCGATTTGATCCGATGGCCTCAGTCCGGTCCAACGCAGCATAGTCCGACGGGGGGGTTATATATAATATAACCCTCCCCCCATCGGACTACTGCGTGGAGTGCGTTCCAGTCCGACAGTCCGAAAAGTCTGATCGGACTTTTCGGACTGGTTGATAGAGGCTGAATTCAGAGTCGAATTCAACCCCTCCACACCGTAATCCCGGCGCGTGGAAGTGATGCTTGAGAGGATCATGATTGGCCCTTGATGGGCGAATAGAAACCCGCCGCTTCGATGATCAGCCCTTTGTCCTTGGCATCCCGGATCAGCCGGGCGGCCGTCGAGCGTACGCATCCTTGATCATCCATCAAGTGCGCGCATAATTCACCAAAACGCAGATTTCTGCCCGCGATTGTCAGCGCGGCAACCACCTGATCGGGCTTATGCCGCAGGGGTCGGCGAGCGCCGCCGGACTCTCGCACGGCCTGCTTGAAGTCCTCCGGCTCCCACGTGGGATCAAGCTTGTAGCGCAGGCAATCGCCATCAAGATAGACCGCGAAGGGATCGAACTTGGGACCGTTGTTGTTCTTGCCGCAGGCAATCAGGATGCGTTTGGATTCCTCATCGGCCTGCGCAATGTTGAGCTGCGCCCGCGCGATGCTCATCAGCGCCTTGGAGCCGCGCGCAAAGGCCTGAGCATCCCAGCCCAGGGCCTCTGAAGCCGCATTGCGCCCACTCTTGGCGTGATGAATCAGGATGGTGGCGACTTTGGGCAGCCCCGCCTGAAGCGTCACTTCCCGCAGCCGTTCCATGGTTTCACGGGTCTGCACCGCATCATTTTCATTCTCACCCGCGAAGATATCGCCGTAAGGATCGATGATCAGCAGGTCGGGCTTGAACGCCGCCAGTGTGTTGACCATGCGCAAACGCACAGCCTCGTCATTGAGGTGCATCGTCAGGTCATGCAATTGCATCGGGACGAGAAAGTGCAAACGCTGATTCACCGACCGGCGTTGTTCGGCACTACAGCCCGCCAGTTGCGCGCCGATATCGATTTTCAATCGACGCGCTTTGTTCTCAGTCTGCAAGATGCAGATATTCAGGTCATGGCGATGGATCGGGATTGATTCAAGCCACTGAGGCCGACCCAGCAGGATATCAAAGGCAAGCTGCGTCATGATCCGACTCTTGCCGATATCGGGCTGGCCAACGACGAGCGTGCAATTGCCCAGCTCGACAAGTCCATCGCCCAGCAGCACATCGCGCGGATCATCCTGATATTCAAACAGGGTCTCCGCGTTCCACATGGTGAACATCGTCACCGGCTTGGCCAGTGTCGGCGCATCATTCAGCAATTGCTGGAGCCCGGCCACGCCGTGGAGCTTCAGATGGTCATTCAGGTCATAACCGGCGGGAGCCTGCTGCGGCCACTGGACAATCGCGATTTGTTCCAGCGGCAGCCGCGTGGCCTGCACGGCTTGCGCGGTTTGCTCGTTGCACTTGCGCCCGGCTTCATCATGGTCATTGGCGCAAATGAAGCGTCCGCCCTGCAATTGCGCGTTGGCCACGATGCCGTCGAGAATGTCCTGCAAGGGCACATGCTCGCCCGTCAGCAGCGCCAGCACATTGAACCCGGCCTCGTGCGCGGCCATGAACTTTTCCTCGCCGCATACGAAAACAAGGTCATGCGAATCCGCCACCGGCCACCAGACATAGCCGCCCGTGCCGTGCAGATATTCCACCCGCCGCTTGCCGTGCTGATTGCGCGCCAGCGACTTGTATTTGAAGACCGACGTGGTTTCAGGCCAATGGCGGCCTTCATAAACGATGCCGGGGCCGTAAGCGGGATGCTCGAAGTATTTGCACAGCGGCACTTCTTGGGTGAGACCGTAATCGCGTTCCAGCACTTCGCGCGAAGCGGGATGCTGCCACGCCAACAGCAACGCATCAAATGTCGCCTTGGCGGCCAGGGGATCATCACCCCACAATTTGCGTGGCTTGGGTGGGGGCGTAGACGCGGGCTTGGCGGAGGGGAGGAAAACGGTCTGCGCCGCACTGTGTGCGTTCAGGCCGCCGTCCTGCGTCGCCATCCATGACAGCGTGCCCGCGCCGACCACCCGGCCTTTGCTCGCCACAAAGCCGCGCCACAGCCGTTCACACTCGCCTGGCTTGTATTTGTGGCTTTGGCGACTGAAGGCATCCCATAGCTCGAAACCCGCCGGCCCCGCGTCCACGGTATGAATCGCCTGTCCCACGCGCACCCATGCATCCCGGTCATCCGCGCGCCAAGCGGCCAGGTTGTTCACCCAGCCGCTGACTTTTTCAAACGGTAGCGCGCAGCCCATGCGTTATGGTCCTTCCACCGGTACGCTGCTGGGCAGTCCCCCGGCTTCCAGGCGGCCATAATGCGCCAAGAGCAGGGCTTCGGCGCGGCCATCGTCGCGTTTGCGTGACAGGCGCGGCGAGAGCGTCGGGAAAAGCTGCATCGCCCGCGCCCGGCTGGCGTCCTTGTCCTGCTTGAGCAAGCCCAGTTTGCGTTTCCAGACATGCGGCGGCACGAGGCGGTAAGGGATGCGCAGCGCGGCGAGCACCCCTTCAATCGTGCCCGCGCCTTTGCCGAAGGTGAACAGCCCCGCGCGCCCATCGCCCGGCCGCGAGCCGACCTGTTCCACATAGGCCATGGCCAGCGTGTGCCAATGCGCGCCCGGCAGCCCGAAGCAATCGGCCAGACCTTGCGGCGTGGCGGGCAGATCCAACACCAGCGGCGTGGGACCATACAGGACGGCAATGGCCCCGGTTTTGCCGGGGTCAATGCCGATGGTGATATTCATGCTGAATCCTTGCCTTTGTTGGATGACTTTTAAAAGGGGAGATTTTGCTGATGGCCGCCGCCGCGTTGCGGCGTTGTGAGCGGCGCGAGTGCGCCCCTGCTGGCCCGCGCGCGCCGTCCGAAGCTCTCCAGCAGGGCGCGGAATTTTTCCGGCGACAGCGGTTTGCTCCCGCCGCCGCCCCCTACCGGGTTGATCCATTTGACTTCCAGATAATCCTTGCCCTCAAAGGAGCGCCGCTCGGTTTCAATCTGGCACAGCTTTTCGCCCAGCGGCGCGCTGCCGTCAAACAGCGCGCCGAGATCACCATCGAACTCGAAGCATTCATGCAGCGTTTCCAGCGTGCGGTCGAACGCTTCGGGGGTCAGGTAGAGCAGGCCGCTGATTTGCTGGCCCTGTTCAAGTCCTTCCATGACTTCGAGCGGCAATTCCACGCGCGGCGTGCCCTTTTTCGCCGACTCGGTTAAATACGTCGGCGCGGGGAGCACGCGGCAGAGGAATTTGCCCACCTTCTGTAAACGTTCCGGCATTGGGTCCAATCCTTTCAGTCCAGGGGAATGCCCCGATAAACGGGGTGGTTGAGATAGATATCGAAGTAAAAGAAATCCGCCGCCGCGCACAGCGGCGTGGAATAAAAGCGGGTCCAGGTCTCGCCGTGGCAGAACACCCAATACCCGTGGGTGTTGCGCCGCACCCGGCCCAGTTCCAGCATTTCCACGAATTCGCCGTCACTGGAAACCATCAGCAGGCAATCGGCGCACTGTTCATTCAGCGGTTCCGCCATGAGCGTCAGTTGCAGCCGCTCAGGGGCGCCGTCATGATCAGATTCTCGTGCAAGCAGTGCGGCTGGTTCAGGCATGGGCCAAGCCCTCGCTGGTCAGGGGCGATTCGGTCGGCAGGAGCGGTAACAGCCGCGTCAACAGCCGCTCGATTTTCTCGGCCGGCACCTCAGCCAGCGCATCGGCCGCCAGCGACTTGCAGCCCAGGAACGCCAGCGCGCGCTGCTGCGCCTGCGCGTCGGGCCACGCCGCCCGCGTCCAGGCTTCCAGCAGGCCTTGAATCTTTTCGGGCTCCGCCAATCGTTTGGGTTGCGACCCCTGCCGCGCGTGGAAATCAAACTCGCAGAAGAGCAGCGGCAGCGTGCGCGGCAGGCTGTAATGATTTTTGGCATCCCACGCCGCGCAGCCTTCGGTTTCCACGATCCGCTCCGCGCCGCCGCAGACCTTGCCCTTGCCGGCCTGCTTGCGCTCCTTTTTCACATACACCTCGCGATGCACGAACAGGAGCGCCTGCGGCCATTCGCGCAGCACACCGGCCACCGGCCGCAAGAGCTTCATTTCGTACTTGTCGTAATCGTCCCCCAGCGGGTTGCGATAGGTTTTGATATGGCAATGCGCCAGCACGATCACATGCAGCCCGCCCCGCGCCAGCGCGTCCAGTTGCGCCAGCACCAGCCGCATTTGTTCCTCGACCAGATTCGGCCCCTTGCCGTAACCGTAATCCTCAATCGACTCCTTTCTGTCGCGCTGACACAGCCAGCGCTTGATCAGCGTTTCCAGCCAATCCGCCGTGTCGATCACGACGGTTTGATAGGCATGCTTTTCCGTGCGCAACATGCGCAGAATTTCAATCACCGCCGGGTAGTCCTGCACCACCACGCGCGGCACTTCGGCCATCGAAGGGGGGATGCCGTCTTCGGCGGCGATGAACAGCGGCGCCGGCGCGCCCGCCGCCCAGGTCGTTTTCCCAATCCCTTCGATGCCGTAGAGCACCAGTCGGTAAGGCGCGTCGGCGTCGCCGAGGCGCACCAAATCTGCCAAACGGCGCGGTTGCGCCGCAGTCGTTGTCATGCGTCAGTCCTCCAGAAAGAAATAAAATACAGAAAAAACTATGCCTGCCCGCTGGCGAGAGCCTTGAACCACTGTTCGAGCGTGCCGTGCATCAGCGTGCCGAACGCCAGCGCTTCATCGGTCTGGCCCAGCCGCGCCAGCTTCATTTCATACTGATATTGATGCAGGCGCGGGCAGCGGCGCAGCGCCGTCATGCGTGAGTTGGTGAGTAGCTCGCGCGAATCCGCCTGCAACTGCGCGGACAATTCCGCGTGCACCGGCCCCGGCCGCTCGCCGAAACGCACGTCATCAATTGAAGCACGTCCCGTGCACAGCTCAAAGAAGCGGCAACCGCCGTAATGCTGGCAGGCATCGGGATTACGCGGCCAGATATGCTCGCGGCGAAAATATTCAAGCTGGCGCAGGTTGGCCCAGGCATCGCGCAGGTATTCAACAAGCTGTGCGTCAGTGCGCGCAAGCTCGCGCTGGGCAAAATACGAGGCCGGGCGCGCTGCCATGTCGGCCTGAATGCGCTGGCCATATTCCTGCGGCGTTTCAATGCGCCCTTTGAGCGTCTCGCCGCCGCGTGCCGATTGTTTGGGTTCGCCGTCCACGCGCAAGACCCGCTCCCCCCGCGCATTGAGCACGATCTTGCGTCCCGCCGCGTCCAGTTCGGGCACCAGACTGGGTTTGAGCGCGGGCTTGCGCAGCACGTCATACACGACGCTTTCCGCGTGCTGGTCGGCAATCAATTGCGCGAGGAAATATTTCGACACCTGCGTATCGAGCGTCAGCCGTGCCCAGTAATGGGAATCCGGTTCCAGCCCGTCCTGCGTGGTCTTGTGTTCCACCACCTTGCGCAGGCCCGCTTCCTGAATCACCACGTCGATCTTGCCCGCATCGCAAAACGTGTCGCTCACCGTGTCGGGCGCTTCCGGATTGATCAGCGGAAACTTGAATTCGGCCTCGACCGCCAGAATCTTTGCCGCGCGAAACCGCGCCGCATATTGACGGTGGTAACCGATCATCAGCGCCGCCGCCTTGGCGCGCAGGTATTCATCCGTCACTTTGGCGTCACGCACAAACTCCAGCGCTTGGTTGAGAGGTGAATCGATCATTGTTCCCCCCTCAGCCAGCGCCAGAGCCCATGCAGCCACGAGGGGCGCCCGCCTTCGGGCCGCAGCCAAAGCGGAATGTAAAAGGAATCGAGGTGCAGCCCCCGCTGCCTGCCCGTGGGGCGGGTCAAGCCCAATACCCCACAACCGGCCGGCAACACGCCGACCACCTGATGACGTAAATTCATGATGCTGTCCTGTCCAAAAATTCCCCGCCGAACCGGTCGCGGTCGCTTAGCTCACTCGCTCATCCCATTTCTTTCGTGCCATTCATCAACGCTTTGATATTCTCCATGCGCACCAGACGCGGCGCCGATGCGCGGCGCGCCGCGCGCGGTTTGCGGGCCGCCCCCTTGAGCGCCGCCGTGCTCGGCAGGCGCGGGTCCAGTGCTCCCAGCCGATCAATCGCCTGAATCAGGTCGGCACCCCAATACAGGCGTGAAAATCTTTTCAGCGGCTTGATTTTGCTGATGAACTTGTCAACTGACATGCCGTAACGGGCCAGTTTTGCGCGCAATTCCTGCCGCGTGTAAAGTGCATTGGGTCTGATCACAATCATCGCGCCGCTTCATCCTTCGCTTCACCGCTTTCTTCCGCCGGATCAATCAGCGCTTGCACTTCGCATTGCAGGGCTTTGGCGACCATGTGCACGGTCGTGATATTGACCTGTTTTTGCTCACGAATTCGCTTCATCAGGCGGTAAGCGTAATGACGGCTCACGCCCAGGCGCCGGGCCAGCGCCGCTTGCGAAAGCCCGGCCGCAAACATCAGGGATTCTAATTTTGAAAGCTCGATTTTCATGTGTTGCTCGTGGTGTTCATGATTCAAGGCGCCACACCTTAGTCCTCTCATTTTGCTGCTCGCAACAAAAAAGCGACACTCAATTACTACCAAAATCGTTTTTTGTTGACATGTGTAGACCACTTGTAGACCATGTGTAGACCACATGTAGACCACGACCCCCTTCACCTGACAAGGAACTCGATTATGACGCTGCCCCCACCGGTGGACATCACCTACTTTGCCGCCATCCTGCGCCAGATCATGGACACTCACGCGCTCACGGTCGCCAAGTTGGCCATCAAGCTCAAGGTCTCGCGGCAGATCGTCTATTACTGGCTCGCCCCCAAAACCATCGCCCATCTGCCCGGCGCCAAGAAATTTCCCCTGCTCTCCAAGCTGTCGGGCATTTCGGTCGAAGAACTCAAACAGCGCAACGCCTTTTTGCGCTTAAGCCTGCACGGCATCATTTTTACGGAAGATGTTTTGACCAAGCTGGTGCTGACCCCCGATGAAGGCGCCGTCCTGCAATTCATGCGCCAGGGCGATTACGTCAGCGCCATGATGTTGTTATGCAAATTACTCCGAGGAAGGAACCCCGTATGAAATGGATCAAGTTGGAGGTCGAGAAGCACGTCACCATTTACCGGTGCGAAGCGGATACGCGGCTGTTTATGTTGCGCTGGCGCGATTTGAGCCTGCCCAACCAGAGCAAGGATGCCAAGCAGCGCGTAAAGGGCAGCCTTGTGGACGCGCGCAAGCGTGCCCGCGAGATCGCCAAGACGCTCGTGCAGGGGCGCGGGCAAGAACTGGTCGAATCGCGCAGCAAGCGCACGCCCGAGCTGGCCGAAGGCGTTGAAAGTGCCATTGCCGGCCTTGCGGCTAATGTGATGACCAAACGCCAGTATGGCAATCTGATCAACCATTTTATCCGCTGGCTGAATGTGAATTACCCGCGCGTGCGCTTTTGGGGTCAACTGCGGCCCGCCATGCTGCTTGAATTCCGCGCATTTCTTGAAGCGCAAAACCTTGCTTATGATACCGTTCGCTTGCGCATCGCCGCCGTGAGGCGTGCATGGCGTATCCTCTATCAGAATCAACCGGCGGATATTCTGCCGCCCCCGCGTGTTGAATTGAAATCGGCGGCGACAAAACCTGTTCAATGCCTGATAGGCAGTGATCTTGTGGCCTACCTTGATTTCCTCAAGGCGCAATACCCAACCGAATATGCCATCGCCTGTCTGCAAGCGCTGGCGGGCTTACGGCTCTATGAGGCCGCTTATTTGCGGCGCCGCGATGTAAATCTGAAGCTGGGTTTGATCAACGTGTGTGATACGCCGGACCACACATTGAAAAACAAAGCCAGTCGCCGCATTCTGCCGGTCTGTACCGAGGTGCTGGACGCTTTGCGGCCTATCATCGCTCAAGCAAGCGATTCCGAGTTGCTTCTTGTTTCGCCCGCAACCGGCAAAGCCTGGAACTGTCTGGCGCTTTCCGCCCACTTCCATGACATCCGCTGCAAAGCAGCCAAGGCGACCGGCCGCCCCACAATCAGGAATACGTTTCAACGCAAGTTGCGCGCGAGCTTTTCCACGCTCACTTACCAAATGGAATTGAGCGAAAAGTTACGTCAGCTCTACATTGGGCACAAACAGGAAACCATCATCAGCCAGCACTACGAAGAAACGCGCGAACAGCTCAAGCAGCAGATCGAGCGCTTAAGCGTGATCGCCAAATCCATGAATGGCTGGCGTGATTTCGTGGAGCTTCAGGAAAAAAAGAAAGTCCAGCAGGCCGAAACGAATTTTGGAAACGTTTTGGAAACTTGGCTGCTGGGTGAAACCGATAGCATTGAAAATAAAGAGTTTATGACGGGGGCGTCCGCGTGA